CGTGGCGAACACCACATGCCATGGGCACCGGAAGCCATCACCCGCGATTACGGCACCCTCCTCGCACTCGCGCAATCGAACTGGTGCCGCCTCATCGTGAAGGTCACGAGCGAACGGCTCCGCGTCGTCGGCCTCCGCTTCTCCACCGAAGGAGGAGATACCGACGCCTGGGCACGGTACTGGCAGGGCAATCGACTCGATCAGGAAAGCCGCCTCGTGCATGACGCCGCGCTCATCGCCCGCCGCGGCTTCACCCTCGTCTGGCCCACGGACGGAGACGGACCTCCCTCCATCACACCGGAGCACCCGTGCCAGGTCATCGTGGACTACGAACCCGGCTACCGGCGCAAGAGCATCGCCGGTCTCAAGACATTCATCGACCCGGTACGGAAGCAACGGTACGCAACACTCTGGACACCGGAAGCCGTCTACAACTGGGTCGCACGCGACCCGAACGTGCATCTCTCCGGCGTACCCATCTCCTCATCCGCCTGGCAGCCATGGGACGTACCGGACGAAGGCATCTTCGCGGAAGCCGTAAACCCACTCGGCACCATCCCGCTCACCGAATTCGTAGCGGACCCGGACATGATCGATGAGCCCATGGGCGAACTCGACGGCGGAGTGCTCGCCACCCAGGACCGCATCAACCGCACCGTCGCCGACCGCGTCATCACCTCGAACTACGCGAGCTTCCGGCAGAAGTGGGTAACCGGCATGGAGATACCGCGCGACGAGAACGGGAACGAGGTGGAACCGTTTAAGGTGGCGGTGAACCGGCTCTTCATGAGTGAGAACCCGGACACCAAGTTCGGTGAGTTCGGACAGTCCGACCTCACCGGCTACATCGCGAGCATCGAGGCGGACATCCAACACCTCGCCGCCACCACCCGCACACCACCCCACTACCTGCTCGGTCAGTCCGGCGCCTTCCCGTCCGGCCAATCACTGAAGGCCACCGAAACCGGGCTCGTGGCGAAGGTCCTCGAACGCCGAGACTCCTTCACGGAATCCTGGGAGGACACCATCCGTCTCGCGCTGCTCGCCGATGGGGATGAACGGTCGAACGACATGGCGCTCTCGATGGTGTGGAAGGACCCGGAGTCACGGAGCGACGCGGAGAAGTACGACGCGGCAACGAAGATGATGGCCGTCGGTGTGCCATGGCGCGAGATCATGGCCTACCTCGGCTACAGCCCGACTGACATCGAACGCATGGACGCAGAGCGCGCCGAGGACCAGGCGACCGCGATGCTCAGCGCCATGCCGCCGCCTCCCGCACCGGCACCCGCACCGCTCGTCGCGGTATGACCCGCGAAGCCACCCGTACCTATCAACGACGACTCGCGGCCATCCGCACGGAGACCGGCCGGAAGGCGGCCGCCAAGTGGGATGACCTCGACGGGTATGACGAAGAGAACGTGGCGCCGTTCGTGCGCACCGTTACCCCACTCATCACCGCCGGACAACTCCTCGCCGCCGGACTCACGAACGCCTTCATCGCCCGCTCCACAAACAGCAACACAGTGAAGCTCGCCGCGGACTTCATGATCGGCTCCGCCGTACGCAACGGCACCTCCCTCGATGAGGTGTACCGCCGACCCTTCTCCCTCGTGTGGAAGCAGCGAGGAGAAGGCGTGGCGGATGACGAAGCCGTACGCGCCGGGCGGCTCTCCCTCCTCGCCCTCGCCAACACCGATGTCTGGCTCGCCACCCGTGCCGCCTCCGCGTTCATCGACCGGCTCAAGCCACAGATCACGTCATGGGTGCGCGTCGCGGACCCGGACGCATGTGAAGAGTGCGCGGCCGCTGATGGGATGCCGATGGCGGCCGCCGCTGAACTCGCCGGTCACCCGAACTGCGGATGCACCAGTGACCCGGTGGTCGGTGAGACGGACTCACAGGCCGCGGACCCGGAGGCCATCACCGTCGAACACGACGACGAACTCGGTCCCATGCTCCGCCCCGCGCCCTGAGAAGAGAAAGTAACCGCCCGGCCGCCGTGACGGCACCGGCACAGCACACACGTAAGGAGGTCGGCCGGGATGGCTGACGAGAACGGTGAGAAGGCCGAGACGGCCGATGAGAAAGAGAAGGCACCACCTCCGGCGGAAGACGGTCCGGACCTGAAAGCCATGGCCGCCGCGCTGAAGAAGGCGAACAAAGAAGCCGAGACCACCCGGCTCAAACTGAAGCAATACGAGGACCGTGACAAAACGGAGCTGGATAAGGCCGCCGAGAAGGCGACCGATGCGGAACAGCGCGCCGCCATCGCGGAACGGTCACTGCTCCAGTACCGCGTGGCGGCGGAGAAGAACCTCCCGGCGAAACTCGCGACACGTCTCACGGGTGACACCGAGGCCGAGATGGCCGCGGACGCAGATGAGCTTCTCGCCGAACTCACGCCCCGGAACAGCGTCACGCCGAAAGTCCCGGCCGGACCACGTGAAGGACAACCGGCCGGAGAGGACATGAACAGTCTCATCCGTGAACGGATGCGGCGGTAATCCCGTAGCCGCACACGCGCCACGGGTCCGACATCACGAAGGAGGCCGCACCCGTGGCTTACAACACTTCCGTTACCCGATCCGACGCGCAGGCACTCATGCCGGAAGAGGTCGTCACTGACTTCCTCGGAAAGGCCACCGAGCAGTCCGCGGCACTCTCCCTCTTCCGCCGCATCCCCGTGAACCGCGCGCAAGTACGCGTACCCGTGCTCTCCGCACTCCCCGTCGCGTACTGGATCTCGGGCGACACCGGCCTGAAGCAAACGACCGAAATCGCATGGGCAAATAAGTATTTGAATGTGGAGGAAATCGCCGTCATCCTCCCCATCGCAAACAACGTGGCGGATGACGTGGAATACGACGTGTGGGGTGAGGCATCAGACCTCATCGCCGAGCAGGTAGCACGTGCCTTCGATGCCGCCGTGTTCTTCGGCACGAACGCACCCGGCTCCTTCCCCACGAACATCAACGCCGCGGCCGCCGCCGCCGCCAACTCGAACCTCATCGGGAACACGGCCGCGCAGGGCGCCTTCTTCGGCGACTTCGATGAGACGCTCGCACTCCTCGAAGCGGACGGCTTCGACATGGGAGCCGTCGTCGCCCGCACCTCCGTGAAGGCACAGTTCCGGGCGGCACGCTCCACCCAAGGCGAACGCCTCGACGAGAATCGCATCAACCCAAACCTCGCTGAGATCGACGGCGTACCCATCGTCTACACCATGCGTGGACTCTGGCCGGCGAACACGGGTCTCTTCGCACTCGACCCGAGCCAGTTCGTCATCGGCGTACGCAAAGACGTGACCTTCGAAACCTTCCGCGAAGGCATCGTGCAGGACGGCACCGGCGCCATCGTCTACAACCTCATGCAGCAAGACATGGCGGCACTACGCGTCACGTTCCGCGCCGGATGGCAAGTCGGGAACGTGATCAACAACGAACAGACCACCGAAGCGAACCGCTACCCCGCCGCCGTACTGCGGCTCTCCTGAAAGGCGTCATCACTCATGTCCGACACACCTCCCTCAGAAGCGCAAGAGACGGACGCGCCACCGGCTCCGGTACCGCCGACACCGGCTCCATCCCCGGAGACCTCCGAAGAACTGCCGGGCATGGACGACGGCTACACCGGCTTCCGGCCACCGCAGCCGGACCACGAAGAGAACAGCCTGGAGTCCGGACCGGACGCGCCGCCGCTTCACACCGACGACCGGACGCGTACCGCACAGCCGGGCGCGCCCAGTCCCGATGATGATGACTGACGCCGCGCCACTCCTCCACACCATCACGTGCCCCGTGCCCGCCGTCGCGCTCGCGGCGGACGCGGAACACAACCTCGCGGTCGCGCCGTTCGCCGGCTCCGTGAACGCGGTCGGCTACGCCCCGGACACCACCCTCACCGGAGCGGACACCAACAGTCGCACCCTCACCCTCGTGAACAAAGGACAGGCCGGAGCGGGCACCACGACCGTCGCCACGAAAGCCTTCGTCACTGGAGTGAACGCACCGGCCGATGATGAGACCGCACTCACGCTCTCCGGCACGGCCGCCAACCTCCTCGTGAACGAGGGTGACGTGCTCGCGTGGCAGAGCACCCACATCGGCACCGGCCTCGCCGGACTCGCCAAGATCCAATTCATCCGGGCCTGACCATGAGCGCGCTCGCCACCATCACCGATGTCGAAGCGGTCTCCTCCCCGGTACCTACGGAGGACCAGGCGCGCGTGAACCGACTCATCGACATGGTTTCGATGAGCGTGGTGCGGTACACCGGTCAACGCTTCGAAGAAGAGACCGAGACCATCGTCGCCTGGCCCAATGATGGTGTCCTGCGACTACCGCAATGGCCGGTCACGGCTATCGCCAGCGTGGCCATGGCGGGTGCTGCGCTGGCGTCCACGATGTACACGTTCACCGTGAACGGCTACGTGAACCGCACACCCGTCTTCACGGAGTGGTCCATCGTGAACGGCTACGACCCGAGTTACCTCCTCGACTATGGGTACGGTTACGGCTACGGCTACGGGTGGCCGGGACCCTGCCGCTGGCCGTACACGCCCTTCACCATCGACTACACCCACGGCTATCCGGACGGTGAGTCACCGGATGATGTCGCCATGGTCGTGGCCGAAGTCGTCGCCGGCAAATGGCTCGCCGGAGCAAGCCAAGCCAGCGGACTCACCTCCGAATCCATCGACGGCTACGCGCAGGGATGGGAACTGCCCCGACACCCGGAGGCATGGTCACCCGCACACCGACAAATCCTCGACGCGTACCGCCGCTCCGGGCTCACCTCCCTCCGCCTCACATGACCATCTCCAGCTTCGTAACCCGCATGCGCGTCCGACAAGCGGACCTCTTCGACACGACCATCCACGTAACCCGTGATGAAGCACTCGGCGCCTTCGACCCGGACAGCGCCAGCTACGCACCACGCATCACTACCGTCATCTACGACGGACCCGCACTCATACGCCCCGCACCGGCCTCGATACGAGACCTCGTAGTCGGTGACACGGCGGAGCAAACTGACCAGTTCTCCGTGAAGGTACCCGTCGATACGGACCTCGCCATCGGCGACAACATCGACGTAACCGCCTCCACCTACGACGCCGGGCTCACCGGCAAGACGCTGCGGCTCCTCCAGATCAACTACGACGAATGGCAGGTATGTCGCCGGGGCATCGCCACGGATGAAACAGGACGACCGGCATGAGCGGCACCATTACCCTCAACGAACTCTCCGCCGGACTCAGCCGCGCGCAGAAAGAAATCGACAAGCACGTGGCGAAAGCAGTGCGCCGTACCGCGGAGAAGGTGGCGGACACGCAACGACAGAAAGTACCGGTCGGCCCACCCCGCCGCCGCTACAAACACACACGCGACCTCGTGAAGGTCACCGGCATCGACGGCGCGCACATCACCTCCACCACGCTCAGCCTGGAGATCGGCCCGAAGGACCCGAAGAACCCGAAGCGGCCGTGGTACATCGCACGCTTCATCGAGTCCGGCATCGCCGGCACCAAGACCATCGCGGCAAGGCCGTTCATCGAGAACAGCTACGAACCACACCGCGCCGCACATGAGAAGGCGGTGCAACTCGCCGCGCTCACCGGAGCCTTCGGCTTCCTCACCAAATGAGCGCACCACCGATCGAGGCACACACCGCCGCACTCCTCACCCGCCTCGCCACCACCGGCCTCCCCATCGGTGATGCACGGAAGCCGGATGACGCGGGATGGCAGGGCACACCCGGCGCCTCCAGCTTCGTCACGTACCTCGTGCTCTACCCGCTCGACGTGCTCCGCGCCGGACCGGACGCCGCGCTCGATGACCTCTACCGCGCGCCACACCTCAACTACCAGGTGACCGCGGTGGGACAGGACCGGCGCGCCGCACAGGTAGCGGCGGACCTCGCCGCCGCATGCCTCACGGACGGCACTCCACTCGGCATACCCGGCTGGTCCACGGAACGCATACGGCACGACTCCTCCATCGGTGTCACCCGTGACGAGGACGTGAACCCACCGCTCTACTACGCCATCGACCGTTACCTCCTGGAGGTTCACACACCATGACCGCACCCGGCTTCGTGCGCGTCCATCACCCGGACCTCGACGCGAGCGCCGATGTACCGGCGGCCGCACTCTCCACGTATCGCTCCCGCGGATGGGAGACCATCACACCGGACACCACCGAGACTGAACCAGTCCCGGACGACCCCAAGGCGGACATCGAATGAGGCGCACCTACGAAGAATTCACCAGGATCGCCTGGTGCCCCACCATCGCGGACGTGAGCGCACCCACGCTCGCCGAACTCACCGCAGGCGTGGACGTGTCCACGTGCATCAGCAAAGACGGCCTGAAGATGGGCGCGACCAACAACAAGGTGAAGAACGACGACATCACCACCGCGTTCATGTCCGAAATCCCCGGCAGCTACGGAAACGCACTCACCCTCACGTGCTTCCGCGATGACGACGAGGACCTCGCCTGGGACACGTTCGGCACCCGCAACACTGCCGGCTACCTCGTGATTCGCCGCATGAAGGCGTACACCTCACCTTTCGCATCCGCGGACACGGTAGAGGTGTACCCCGGCGCCACCGGGCAACCCGCGCTCGGAGACAGCGCGGAGAACGAACGGGTCAAGTTCACTGTCGACATCCTCATCTCCGCCCCGCCCGAACTCGCCGCCGTCGTCGCCGCGTAGATGGAAATCGATGCCGTTCTCTCCATGGCCACCCCGCCACGGCGCACCGTCTCCGTGTGCCTCCGTGGAGACCTCGCGAGTAAGGCAGAGACGCTGCGCACGGCATGGCAGGACGCGGCGGACCGCGACCGAGACCACATCGCCTCCTCCACCGCACCCGCACTCTGGGATGAACTGGCCGAGGTGGAGAAGGAAGCGCAGGCCGCGACGGCCGCCTTCACCTTCGAGGCCGTCTCCTCAACGCTGTGGCGCAAACTCGTGGCGGAGCACCCGCCGCCACCGGATGAGACCGGATGGCTATGGGACCCGGAGACCTTCCCCATCGCCGCACTCGCCGCCTCATGCATCGAACCGGCCATGAGTGAGAGCCAAGCCATCGAACTGGCGGAGAAGCTCTCCAACGCGCAATGGCAGAAGCTCTTCC